CATGACGAATATCAATTTGAAGTAGCTCTTTATGATATAGATAAGTTTTGTCGTATTACGAAAGAAGCTATGTATCAAACCCAACGGACATTAGATTTTGATTGTGAGTTAGATTGTAACTATAAAGTTGGGAAGACGTGGGCAGAGACACATTAATATTTTTAAAGGTGTTGACATTGAGTAAAAATTATGCTAAGATACACAAGTTATTATAAATTATTATTGAAAAGGAGAAAATCTAAATGAGTGTTATTTCTGGCGATGCATATTGGGCGCATGTTATTACACCCAATACAAAGTATAATACTGAAGGCGAGTGGACTATTGAGGTTTGTAATCTTGATGAGGTGAATAAAGGGATTGCAGAAGCAGATGGACTAAAAGTAAAGAGCGATGCGGATCATCCTGAGAAAGGAGATTTTGTCACTTTAAAACAATATGCGCGAACAAAGGAGGGAGTGTTCCGTCCTATGAATGTTAAGGATTCTCAAAAAAATCCCTTCCCTACAAATGAAAGGATAGGTAATGGCTCTAAGGTTAAAGCCAGTTATTATCCTCGCCCATATGAGCAGTTTGGAGGAGGGGTGAAAGGCTACCTTCAAGGTGTTCAGGTACTAGATCTGATACCTTATAATGTAGATGATTTTGATGTGGTTGAGGGTGGATATGTATCAGAAGAGAATACCTCCCAACTATAGGAGGTGAGGCGAAGGAGAGTAAGATTATTAAACTTATCTGGACGGATTAATTGACAATAAATCTTACTCTCCTTTTATCTTTTCTAATATATAAATAATGAGGAAGACCGATGAAAAAAATAGATACTCTGGTTGAAGATATTTACTCCCTATTTTCCCTTGATCCTATTGACAAGGAGGAGAAGGAAGTAGATACTCTTATAGATAATTTTGGCGAGATGTTAAAAGTTCATATCAAAGAATTTCTATATAGAAAACCAGATGGTAGTAGTCGGTTAAGACTTTCTGGTATTGGTAAACCAGATAGACAGTTATGGTATGATGCAAACGTAGAAACAACTGAAGAAACATTACCTCCTAGTGTAAGGATTAGATTTTTATATGGTTATATTCTAGAAGAGTTTTTACTTTTATGTGCTTCCATATCTGGACATACTGTGGAAGATCAGCAGAAGGAAGTATTTGTTGAAGGAATTAAAGGACATCAAGACGCTAAGATTGATGGCGTTCTGGTTGATTGCAAGTCAGCTTCGGGAAGAAGCTTTGAAAAGTTTAAATCTAACAACCTAATATATGATGATCCCTTTGGTTACATTGCACAGATATCAGCCTATGCAGAAGCAAACAATCTAGATGAAGCGGCCTTCCTTGCTATTGATAAGTCAACAGGAGAGATTTGTTTAGCCAAGGTTGATTCAATGGAAATGATAAATGCTGGTACAAGGGTTAAAAACTTAAAGAAAATTGTTAGTAGTCCTACTGTTCCCGATAGATGTTACAACGATGTGCCTGATGGTAAGTCAGGAAATTATAAGTTAGCAATAGGTTGTGTCTATTGTAAGCATAAGAAAGAATGCTGGTCAGATGCTAATAATGGTAAAGGTCTTAGGGCTTTTCAATATGCAAACGGTAAAAGGTTTCTTACTAAAGTTTCAAAAACTCCCGAAGTTAGAGAGGTATTGAATTGGTAAGAGGGACTACTCTAAAAAATAAGAGATCGCATTGGAAGTATAAAAAAAATCCAGACGTTCAATCCATGTTTGGATTTGTTTATGTTATAACTAATAAACGAAATAAGAAAGCCTATATAGGATGCAAGCAATACTGGCACTACAAAAAAACAAAGAGAGCAAAGCAAACCAACTGGAGAGTTTATATGGGTTCGTCTAAGTATCTCTTGGAAGATATAGAAAAATTAGGTAAAAGAAATTTTAAGTTTGAAATCATAGCTGAGTTTAAAAATAAAAGAAGTCTAAGATACTATGAATGTTATTATCAAATGAAGTATAATGTTTTATCAACAACATTAGAGGGAAGTGATGAAGCAGCATACTATAATAATTATGTAGGTGGTAAATTTTACAGACCAGTACAGTCGTATGAAGATTGATAAAGAAGAACTTTCGATATTAGAGGATTTATATGAAAGAAGTAAAGAAGTTCCTGACAGAACTTTATTTATCTCTGTGATATTTCAAGCCTTATTAGATGCAACCAAACCTAAAGCAGATGAAGAAGCAAAAGAAATTACAACACAGAGAAGAGAGGCAACGTCCTGGTTCTTTACCTCAGTAGGAGTGACATGTGAAAACTTTGAATTTATTTGCGAACAGGCTGGTCTTTCCATTAAAGATGTAAGAAAGTTTGCACATCATGTAATTAATTCTAATGAGAAGTCTCTCGTTAGAAATCGAATAATAAAATTATTAGGATAGGAATATGGAAAATAAAGAAGAACATATACCACAAATAGAGAATAGAGATAAATATATATTACGAAGAATGACTCAAGACACTGTTAAAAAAATAGAAAGAAACGCGCTGGAGCAACAGGTAGGCGGTAAGCATTATAGAGAGTGTGAGATACAACCAGTAGAATATATTGTTAAAAATAATTTAGATTTTTTAGAGGGCAACATAGTTAAGTACGTTACCAGACATAGAACAAAAGGAGAAGGAAAGAAAGATATTGAGAAAGTAATACACTATGCTCAGTTAATATTAGAAATGCATTACGATTAATAAGGGGGAACCATGTCACAAAATATCTTACCAACTTTATACCAAGAATTTATCCACTTATCGCGTTACTCTCGTTGGCTTTATGATGAAAATCGTAGAGAAACGTGGACTGAAACAGTTGATAGATATTTTAAATTCTTTAAAGAACACCTAAAAGAATTACATAATTATAATCTTAATGAAGAAGCATGTTCTGCCCTGCGTAACTCTGTACTCTCATTGGATGTGATGCCCTCTATGCGTTGTCTTATGGCAGCGGGAGATGCGCTTAAACGTGAGAACATAGCTGGATATAATTGTTCATATGTCGCTGTTGATCGTATACAATCTTTTGATGAAATACTTTACATTCTTATGAATGGTACTGGTGTTGGCTTTAGCGTTGAAAGACAATTCATATCTCAGCTACCTTCTATTGGAGAGCAGTTTCATAGTACCGCCTCAACAATTATTGTTGCCGATAGTAAGCAAGGATGGGCAAGAGGACTAAAGGAATTAATAGGAATGTTATATGTAGGACAAATTCCTAAGTGGGATCTTAGTCGTGTAAGACCTGCTGGATCTCCTCTTAAAACTTTTGGAGGTAGGGCGTCAGGTCCAGAGCCATTAGAATCACTATTTAAATTTTGTGTCTCTGTTTTTAGAGGTGCAGCGGGGCGTAAGCTAACCTCTGTTGAATGCCATGATCTTGTATGTAAGATAGGTGAGGTTGTTGTTGTAGGAGGTGTACGTAGATCCGCTTTAATTAGTTTATCCAATGTATCTGATGATCGGATGCGTCATGCAAAGGAAGGTCAGTGGTGGGAAGCAAATCCACAAAGAGCTTTGGCAAATAACTCTGCCTGTTATACAGAGAAGCCCGACATTGGTATCTTTATGAGTGAGTGGAAAGCTCTTTATGAATCCAAGTCAGGAGAGAGGGGAATATTTAACAGAGAAAGTTCTGTAAAGATGGCAGCAAGAAACGGTAGAAGGAAAACGGAGGGATGGGAATTTGGAACCAACCCTTGTTCTGAGATTATCTTACGAGATCGTGAGTTCTGTAATCTTTCTGAAGTTGTAGTCAGACCTAACGATACACCTACTACTCTTACCAACAAGGTAATAGATGCTGCTATCCTAGGAACGCTACAATCTACGCTTACCAACTTTAAATATATTTCAAAGACATGGAAGAATAATTGTGAGGAGGAACGTCTACTTGGTGTATCCTTGACAGGTATCATGGATAATAAATATACCAATGGAAAGGCAGGAGATCCTTCAAGATTATTAAAAAAATTAAAAGATGTTGCTGTTGCTACTAATAAAGAGTGGGCAAGAATGATAGGCATTAATCAATCTGTGGCTGTTACCTGTGTTAAACCCTCTGGAACTGTAAGTCAATTAACAAACTCTGCTTCAGGTATTCATGCCAGACACAACCCTTATTATATTCGTACAGTAAGAGGAGATAAGAAAGATCCACTGACACAGATGATGTCTGACTATGGGTTTCCAGTAGAGGACGATATAATTAAACCAGATCACACATCTGTATTCTCTTTCCCTATGAAAGTAAATTCCGATGCTGTCTTTCGTAGTGATATGTCTGCCATAGAACAGCTTGAGTTGTGGCTTATTTATCAAAAGAACTGGTGTGAACACAAGCCCTCTGTAACTATCTCAGTAAA